AAAAAGCGCAACCCCACTAATGAGGTCACGCTATCGAGTGTTAAACTCGGGGGTTAATTAGAAGCTCAATGCTACACCAAAATCAGTTGTAGCTTTCCAATCTCCATCTGTACCAGCAAGAGTATCACTGTTCAGATAATTGAGTTGAGCAAACAATTGCAAATCACCACCAGTGGCGATACGAGCATATCCAAGTTTATATGTATAATCATCAGATGTCTCAAAGGTTTGTCCTAGAACACCACCGATAAGAACATTGAATTGATCATTAGTATATACTAGATAGCTAGATTTGATCTGAGCACTATATTCGCTTGAATCGTTTACAGTGGCAGAAATAATACTTTGTAAACCAAAGATATCTACTCCGTATGATCCACCAAGTTCTAGAATATTATCAGCATTCTCAATTGAACCAACTTCTCCATAGACATCAAATGTGCCTAGACCTGTTGTCAATTGTGTGCCAATAGATGAATATAGTTGTGAATCATCTGTATTAACATATTCAAATGCACTAGTAAAAGCAAGTCCACCTAGAACTCCAAGTTCGGTAGATGCTTTTAAATATGCAACATCTTCACCAGTATATACACCAGTATCGATTCTGTTTTCATAGTAACCAACTTCTGCATCGAAGCTCCAGTTATTTTCTACTTCTGCTGCATCACACTTTGATCCGCAAAAGAAGAATGCATATGCAGCATAGAGAGCTGCGCCTGCAGCTACTAGTTTGATTATTGTTGTTTTATTCATTATTGTTTTATTGTTGTTTTTGTTTACCCATTGCTTATGAACTTATTTAGTTCACGAGCTTTGGAAATTGTTTCTTCATCAGTAGGATATGGAACAGGCTCAAACGGTGCTGGAAGCTCTGAATTATTTTGCATTGCACGTTGCAATCTTGCATTATAGTCTTCTTGCATTGCGTAATTTTTCGCATTCCATTTATCGTATAATAAATCCTTTGCCATTTGAAGAAGTTCAAGGCGGATTTCGTATGGGTTTTTATCGCTCATTTTATGTGTCTTTCTATGTTTGTGTTATTAAAAGACATGGGGACACTATGCCCCCATGTCGAGAATCTTTATTCAGTCAGTAATTCAGGCTTTGAATTAATAGTAAAAATCTTTGGCTTTTGCTCTTCTGGTACATTCTTCTCAAGATAAATTGAGAGAATTCCATCAGCAAGAGTAACCTCTTTTACTTCAATAAATTCACCAAGTTCAAATGCTTTCTGAAACTTTCGAGTAGCAATTCCCTTGTGAATATATTCTTTATCACCATTCAAATCTACATCTGTAGATGAAACAGTGAGTGTTCGGTCTTCAAGTTTAACATTCAAATCGTTTTCCTTGAATCCTGCCACAGCAATTGCAACCTCAAAGTTATCTTCATCATGCTTCACAACATTGTGAGGCGGGTACTTATCATTGAATTGTCTTGTGCTTAATTTATCCAATCTATCAAAGATTGAATCGAAACCGACAGTATATGTCGATGTTGATGTTGGTGTTGTATATGTCATTTTTTAATCTCCTTTTCAGCGAGGTTAAGGGCGACAGCCTCGGAATGAGCGCTGTCTATAAATTCAATTAATATCCTTTTACAACAAAGTATCCGTCTTTAGCAATTGCTTTACCATCATATTTGTGACCGGAAGCTCTTGCTGCGCTCTTTGTTGCAAATTTTAGAATATTACCATTTTCATCAGCAAACAGTTTGTTCACTCTTTTCTTAGGCTTTGTTCTTTCAGTTAATAGTTCACCAGATACTGTTTCTGATTCTACTTCTCTTAATACTGGTGCTTCTTCAACATGTTCAGCTTTCAAATCAACAAGTGTTGTAGGCTCTTCTGGTTCACCTAATACTTCTTGCAGTTGAGCAATTAAAGTATCTTTAGCCAATCTACGGTCGAGTTCAATACCTTGTTCTCTACCAAGTTCTTCTAATTCAATTTTTGTTAATGATTTTAAATTTGCCATGATTTTTATTTATACGATTTTACGTTTCCAATAGAATACTTTGATTCAAGATTCCATTCTTTTTTATTATTATGAGAAATAATTTTAATATTTCTTAAAGATGTTTTTTCTGTCGCTTGGCTTTCGTCTACTATATCTAATAAACCCCAATCAGATAAAAGAGTTGCAATTGTATTTCTTCTTGCTAAATCATCCGATGTGAAATTAGATGGCTTTCCGTCTAACATGAATAATTCTTTAAAGTGTACAATGAAATACCTACCTTGTTTGTGTAAGATGTGACAGCTTTGAAAAAGAGTTTGACTCTCACGTTTAGATGCTACACCAATACGAGTAAGTGTTTCTTTGATCTTTAAAAAATCATCAGGCTCAGAAAGAGAAATTTCTAACATACTTTCTGGCGTCCATACTATTTTGTCTTCATTCACATGTCTATTTATACTTTGCCGCCTTTTGACATATATTTTCTTAGCTTATCCATATCAATTAGCTCATAAAACTCTTCTGCTCTTTCGCGATTACACTTATATGCCTCTTTAATCAATTCAATATCTTTACTATCTTTTTCTTTTTTATACCACTTAGAGAAACGTTTTTTACGTCTTACCGAATGGAAAAGAAAATCATATTGCATTTTCTTAGACATATGAGCACGCTGATTCACTTCATTTGCAAATAGGATAGTATCTATAAAATAAGATAGTCCGCGATTCACCATAAAAGGTGGATACTTTCTATCAACAGAATCTAAGTCAGCTGCTTCGCCAGAATCATCTGCAATGCAATCTTCGAAAAGATACTTCTTTTTTTTCATTGATTGAATTTAAGAAATCAAACGGACTCATTATTTAAATGTCGCGGAAGCCATAATCTCTGTGAGACAAGCAACAAGATTTAATTCGTGGTCTGCGCAAAACGCTGCCTTGTATTGATAGTCTGCAAGAAGAATAATAACAGGCGGAATAGATTGCGGTTCAAGAATATCATATGCTTTATCGTATATCTTACGAAAAATGACAGATGTGTCAATATCAGAATTGTTAGCACACCAAGCTCGCATCTCTTTGAAATTCTTTTCTTTCAAATATCCAACAAGAGACTGAATCGATTCGTCATTTGAAACAAGGGCTTCAGTTGATAGTTTACCAGAACTAGAATAGCGTTGGAGTTCATTGATCACTCTGCGCCAGTCTGGTGCATGTTTCATAATCAAATCAGCAATAGCTTGTTTATCATATTCTATGTTTTCTGATTCACAAATTTTCATTAGCCTCTTCATAAAAAGAGGATAAATCTTCGTTGTGTTCACTTCCGTATAATCGATAACCGTGCAACGAGAATGCAATGGGTCAATGATTCTATTCTTAAAATTACAAGTAAGAATGAAACGACAATTACCAGAAAACTCTTCAATAAAAGCACGAAGAGCTGGTTGAGTGGATTGAGGATTCAGATAGTCAGCTTCGTCAAGTATAATCACTTTGTACTTTGAATCTACATCCAACGTCATTGTGGAAGCAAACTGTTTGATCTTGTTTCTCAGAACATCAATGCCACTTTCTTCCGAAGCATTTATAATCAGAGAATCAACTTTCAATTCATTACATAAAGCACGAGCGATTGTTGTCTTACCAATACCGGCTGTGCCTGCTAGAATCATGTTTGGAATATCTTTATTCGCAAC